CGCGTGTGTCGTGGCAGGAGCGCCGGACAGCTTCACCCGTGCGGCGGCGCTGCTGGGCCTGGGGTTTATGGCAGCGGTCAACCTGCACCGGCAGAAGCGGAAGTAAATCTAAGAACGACTACACAGGAAGGAGGACAGCGGTGAAAAGCAACGGTAAACTTTGCCCCCTGGGGAAGCTCGTCGTCAAGGCGCTCACCGACCAGGACAAGACGAAGACGCAGCTCGCCGCCGAGATCGGCACGTCGCCGCAGTATCTAAGCTACATTCTCTACGGCGTCCGGTCGGGCGAGAAGTACCTCCCGGCGATCATCGCGGCCCTCAACCTCGACCCCCGGAAGGTCGAGAAGGTAACGGCAGCGTAACACCAGGAAGGGAGGGACAGGAGTGCCGGACGTATTCATCGGGCTCAAGGAGGCCGCAGAGTTCGAGGGCGTGAAGTATAACACCCTCGTCCAGCGGATCAAGCGAAGCCCCAATCAGTACAAGACCAGAACGCAGCCCCAGGAGAACGGCGGCAGAGAGCAGGTGCTCATCTCCGTCGGCTCCCTCACAGCCAAGGGCCGGAAGGCGTGGCGGGCGGCACAGAAGATAGACGGGAGGGATGTCGTCATAGAGAAGCGAACAGAGTCCGCGCCCTGGTATGTGGGCGTCGACCTCAACCACTACACCGAGCAGCACAAGAAGGCGTTCTACGAGGCCGTCGAGCTGGCGGCGAGGGTGCAAGACTTCATCGACTACGACGGCCCCGACCGCACGGCCTACGCCGAGCGGTACGCGCTGGGCCTGGGAGTGAGTCTCCCGACCCTCTACCGCTACGTCGACAACATCCTCAAGGCGAACGCCTGGGCCCTCAAGATGGAGAAGGAGGACGGCCAGAGCCGGGACTATTTCCGGGCGCTGTCCTTGTGTCGGAAGCCGAAGGCGACCGCCACCTTCCCGAGTCTCACGGATGAGCAAAAGGCGCTCATTCAAAATATATGGTTCGACCGGCGCTTCGCGGCCAACCTGGGAACGATCGAAATGCTCTACGAGAAGTTCGAGGAGGTCGCCGAGGGCCGGGGCTGGGAGAACTACCCCAGCATCAAGACGGTCGCCCGGTACATCAAGCACCTCATGGACAGCCGGGGCGGAGAGTCGGCCCGCTACCTCGCGGCCAACGGCTCCCGGGAGTGGAAGAACAAGAAGATGCTCAAGGGCAAGCGCGACGCGACGAGCCTCAAGGTCATGGAGTACGTCGTCGGCGACGAGCACACCTTCGACTTTTGGGTTCAGTGGGTCGCCCCGAACGGGAAGATCAAGGCCGTCCGCCCGAAGCTCGTCGCATGGATGGACATGCGGAGCCGGGCGATCGTGGGCGACGTGGCTTGTGTAGACGCCAACAACCAGACCCTCAAGGAGAGCCTCGTCAAGATGCTCTACTCCCACCCGGGCGGCGTCCCCCACATCCTCCACGTCGACAACGGCAAGGACTACACGGCGAAGACCATGACCGGCCAGAGCCGCAAGAAGCGGAACATCGACTTCGAGTTCGACGCCGAGACCGTGGGCTTCTACCAGAGCATCGGCATTGAGGAGGTCGGGCGGTCGCTCCCTTATCAGCCGTGGGACAAGCCGATCGAGCGCTTCTTCTCGACCGTGTGCTCCAAGTTCTCGAAATGGTTCGAGAGCTACACGGGCACCCTCACCGGCTCCAAGACCTACGCCAAACGGCAGAAGGACGTCGACGGTATGCTCGAGCGCGGTGAGCTGCTGACGATGGAGGAGTTCTTCGAGGCGTGGACGAAGTGGAAGAACGAGAAGTACCACACCCGGGAGCACCGGGGCCTCAAGGACGCGGGCGAGAAGTGGATCACGCCGATCTCCCTCTTTGAGAACGGAGAGCGCTATGAGAAGGCAGCTCCGCCCCGCGAGTATGCGGCGATGCTGCTCATGAAGGCCGACACCGCCCGCGTGACGAACCAGGGGATCAACAAGTTCGGCACCCTCTACACGGACTACGAGCTTTGTCACTACGTCGGCAAGCATGTCGGCATCAAGTGGGACATCGACGACGTCACGAAGCTCTACGTCTTCGACCAGGAGGGCCGGAAGATATGCGAAGCCGTCTCCGCCGAGCTGCTGGCCTTCGGGCCTCACTGTTCGCAAGCGGCGCTCGAGCGCCACCTCCGCGACCAGAAGCGGCAGGAGAAGGAAATGCGGGAGATCCTGGACAGCATGACGCGGCCCTACGAGCTCCGCGTCCAGGAGGGCGGACGGCCCTCCGAGGCGGTCGGCATGATCGACTTGACCATCAAGGCGGATCGGCCCTCGAAGCTCATCTCCCTCCCGAACGACAAGGAGTTCCGGGCGGAGATGGCCACGAACCGAAAGACCGGGAAGAAGGCATCCGGGGACGAGTTCCTCGGGAAGAAGGCAGACGACGCCCTCGCTCGCTTGAGGGCTATGAACGAATAGGAGGAACAACATGGAAATCACAGCAGCAGCGGCCCAGGCCACAACCTACACCACCGGCAAGACCCTTGCCGAGCAGATCAACGACTACCTCGCAGTCTCGAAGACCAGCATCGCCACCCTGGCGAGCGAGATCCCGGGCTATTCCCGCCCGACGATCTCCCGCTACCTCTCCGGCAAGTACGAGGGGGACATCTCCACCATCGAGAAGCTCCTCGCGGACTGGCTGGCCCAGCGCACCGGCGAGGCCGTGGCGCTCCCGGAGCCGGGGCGCAAGACCGGACGGAAGCCCGTCTTCTATGAGAGCCGGGACGCCCTCAAGGTGCTCGGCGTGTGTCAAAGCTGTCAAGAGTACATCGGCCTCGGCATCGTGGTCGCCCGCAGCGGCTACGGCAAGACCTACTCCCTCCGGCAGTACGCGAAGCTCCCCCGGGTCGCCTACATTGAGTGCGACGACACCATGAGCAGCCGCGATCTTGTGGAGGCGATCGAGAAGTCCCTCGGCATCCCCAGCGGCTACGGCACTATCTGGCGCAGGGTCAACGGCATCCGGGACTTCTTCAACACGAACAAGGGATACCTCCTCATCATCGACGAGGCGGACAAGCTCGTCTCGAAGTACACCCAAAAGAAGATGGAGATCCTCCGGGCGATCTTCGACCAATCCGACGTGGGGCTCGTCATCGCCGGAGAGCCGAAGCTCGAAGCGCAGATCAAGACCTACCTCGCCCGCATGGCGAACCGGGTCGACTTCTATGTCTCCCTCAAGGGGCTTGACCCCTCGGAGGTGGAGGGCTACCTCGAGGGCTTCGAGGTAGATCCCGACGCGATGGTCGAGCTCAAGGCCCGGGCCTGCAACATGCAGACCGGATGTTTCCGACTCCTCGACCGAACCCTCTCCAACGTCACCCGCATCCTTGAGGAGCGCGGCGAGAGAGTCGTCACCGTGAAGATCATCGAGCAAGCCTCGAGCCTCATGATGCTCTAACACGGAAGGGGGCCGGGACAATGAAAATGAGAAAGCAGCGTCTCATGGGTCTCGCTATGCTGGCGATCACCGCCCTCATCCTGGTCATGGCCCGAGGCGGGAAGACGCCGGAGGACAGCGACGCGACCGCCGCTCTCCTCACCGGGCCGCTCGGCCTCTATATGCTCCTCTCTAAGACCTACATCCTATACGAAGACAAGGAGCCGAAGGAGGCCACCGAAGCAAGCCGCAGCGGGGAGGCAACTCCCCGGGCATATATCAACAAGCACAGAAAGGAAGGAGCCTACACATGGCAAGGAAAAGAGTGGTCGAACCCTCCGGGGTCAAGACCTGGGAGGACGCGAACGACGCCCTCCGTCAGATTGCAGAAGCGCAGCTCGCCGTCCAGGACATTGAGGGCGAGATGAACAAGCAGATCCTCGGGGCCAAGAAGGCCGCAGAGGAGCAGAGCAAGCCCCACAAGGACAGGATCGCCAAGCTCGAGCGCGAGCTCAAGGACTTCGTCACCGAACACCGGGCGGACATGGGGAAGGCGAAGTCGAAGATCCTCACCTTCGGCGAGGTCGGCTTCCGGCTCTCGACCTCCGTGTCCCTCCCCAGGGCGAAGGAGAAGATCGAGGAGATCATCCGCCGCCTCAAGAACCGGCAGATGATGGACTGCATCGTCGTCAAGGAGGACGTCTCGAAGGAGGCCCTCAAGAAGTACGGCGAGGACACCGTCAACGCGGTCGGCGCTACCTGGAAGCAGCAAGACGTCTTCGGCTACGAGCTGGACTTCGCGAAGCTGGAACAGGTCAAGAGCGGCATGTAAGGGGGCGGGCTTCATGCGGGTCGACATCACCACCACGAGAAAGAAGTACCGGGTCATCTACGCCGACCCTCCATGGAAGTTCAGCAGCAAGGAAGCAACTGGAAAAACGCGGGGGGGGGGTAATTTCTACCACCTATAAACCCCTCGAAGCGGTCTATCCGACCATGACCACCGAGGCCCTCAAGGAGCTCGACGTCGGGCGCATCGCCCACCGAGACGCGGCGCTCTTTATGTGGGCCACCGACGCCCACATCCCGGACGCCCTCGAGCTCTATCGGGCGTGGGAGTTCCGGTATGTGACCGTCGCCTTTGTGTGGTCGAAGAAGACCGTCAACGGGAAGACCGTCTCGAACCTCGCGCCCTGGACGCTCAAAAACTGTGAGCTTTGCCTCATGGGGACGCGGGGCCGGATGGTTCAGTACAAGCAGAAGAACAACATCCCGCAGCTCGTGGAGGCCGTGAGAACGCGGCACAGCGAGAAGCCGGAGGAAGTCCGCCGCCGCATCGAGGAGCTGTTCGGGGACGTCCCCCGGATCGAACTCTTTGCCCGGAAAAGGTTCCACGGCTGGGACTGTTGGGGAAACGAGGTGTAAATCATGGCAGCAACACGCAGCGGAAGGAGGCTCCCCTCCATCCGCACACTATGGGCGATCGCGAAGTCGCCCGAGCTCCGGCTCTCGGACGAAGACCTTCACGGGGTCGTGTACCGGGAGACCGGCAAGGAGAGTATGAAGAAGCTGACGCAGGGCGAGATCACCGACGTCGCCCGCGTCCTGCAAAACATGAAGGACAGCGCCGCCCGGAGTATCGGCGACAAACGGACGGACGAGGGCGGCAACCCCACCACCGAACGGCAGCGCCGGAAGATCTACGCACTCACCGAGGCCCTGGGGTGGAACAACGACAAGCGCCGGATCGAGGGCTTTGTGAAGCGGATGACCGGCATCGACCGGCTCGAGTGGCTGAACACGGCCCAGTGCGAGAAGGTCATCGAGGGCCTCAAGGCGATCCTTGCCAGAGAGCAGCGGAAGGGGGCCGGGCGGGATGGATAACGAGAACCAGCGGGAGCTCGATGTCCTGGCCGCGCTGGAAGGCATCCACCGGATGCAAGAGAGCATCCGGGACACGGAGCTGGACATGGTGGTGGAGACCGGGATCATCTTCCTCCGTTTGCACTATCAGCGGCTCCCGCCCGGAGTGGCCCGCCGTCTGACGGAGATCTCGCCCCGGGACGTGGCGGAGGTGTCGGAGGTCATCCGGGAGAATGGCGCGACGCCGGAGCAGCGGCGAAGCCTGGGCGACCGACTGGCGAGCGACGCAGCCGTCGCCCAGGTCATCCGGGCGGCGAATGTCTACCGGGAGCGGCTGGGCTACGGCCCGCTCGAGTCGGAGGTGGAGGCGTGAGCGGGCGGAAGGCTGGGGCGATGGGGCTTGTCGAGAGGCTCGCCGCCGCCCTGGCCGTGAACGAGATCGTCCGCTCCCGGCGCTTCCTGGGAGAGAACACCAGCAAGGAAGACCGCGAGGAGCTGCTCAAGCTCACGGCCTCCGAGCTCACCTCGACGGCCCAGGTG